ATGCACGGTCTTGCACTATTCAGGATGCATGGTCTTGCACTATTCAGAATGCACGGTCTTGCACTATTCAGAATGCATGGTATTGCACTATTCAGGATGCATGGTATTGCACTATTCAGGATGCAGGGTCTTCAGTAATCATTAACAAACAAAACTGTAAAATTTTATGAAACCAACAATTAAAATCGGAGATCGGATTTGTAACAAAAAAGTGCTGCATATCCATTTTCACCCCTTAAAAGGAAATGATATAACTGCTGTAGAGATACCGGAAATTTCAACTGAATACCTGCTGATGTGTTCAGTAACTTTCGACGATCATACATGGCGTTATGGCGATCAGGTTATTGAGATGCTGAAATACGAAGAGCAGTCGAAACCGATTTTTATTTCATGTCGGGAAACGGAGGGTAAACTATGAAATGTAAAGATTGTGAATATTTCATAAATCCACGCTGTGAAAATGTGGGACATTGTTTAAATGCAGATCATTTCGTTTATCCTGATGATCGAGTTTGTATACACTTTAATCCAAATGAAAATGAAAAAAATTGATTTCAAAGGAAAAGACTATGTACCGGTAAATGAACGGATAAAAGAATTTTATATTCAACATCCTGACTGGACGATTCAGACTGAAATACACACTCTGGACGGTGCAAGGGTAGTAATGAAAGCTGTAATTTTAGATGACACAGGAAAACAACGCTCTAATGGACATGCTTATGAAAGAGAGGGAAGCTCTTTCATAAACAAAACATCTTTTATTGAGAACTGCGAAACGTCCGCAATTGGACGGGCATTAGGAATTTTAGGTATCGGAATAGATACCAGTTTAGCGAGTTATGAAGAGGTTGCAAATGCTATTTTACAGCAAGATGAAATGATGACCGATGACCAGGCAAAATGGATTGAAAACCTAATACACACCTGTACACTACCAGAGCCTCAACTCAAACAAATTGAAAGCGAAATGAGTACATTCTCGCAGCAACGGGCTGCAAAGTGCATCACTTTTTTACAGCAGCATCAAAAACAAACACTTGACGAATAATTTAAAAATAGCACAAAATGAAAAAATTAGAAGTCGAAGAAAAACGGATTTTGATCTTCAAAAATTCACAAAAAAAAGAAGATAAGTACCCTGATTATCGGGGTGGGTTAACCCTTGAAGGAATGACTTATAACATTGCCCTGTGGGTGATGACCGCACAAAATGGCAGCAAGTTTATGTCTGGAACCATTCAGCCATTGGAAAATACCGATAAGCAAATGACATCAGAAAAACCAAATGATTTACCCTTTTAAAAATGAATGCAACAAGTTTAATAACCCAATTTAACCTGACTAAAGTTGAAATTGCAGATTTTGCTCAAAAAGTAAGTCAGGAAATTTTGAACGGTGAATATCACCCGCTCGAAATTACATTATGTCTGAAGGCAATGAAAGAAGCCATTGATCAGATTGAAAAGAATATCGATCAGGTTGTAAAGGATGAGGCCGAAAAATGGACGGAAAAATCCTTTATATATGCTGGTGCTAAATTTGAAAAAAAAAGCCGGAAAACTTATGACTTTTCAATTGACAGCAAATGGCAGTCTTTGGATGCTGAAAAGAAAGCCCGTGAAACAATGTTAAAAGCCCTCACGGATGCTGTTGCTGATTCTGACACCGGTGAAATGATTTATCCGGCAAAGTGGAAAGAAAGTACATTTTTGTCTATCACTTTGGAAGCTGGTAAAAAACCCGAAAAAATAGATTTACCATTTTAAAGATGAAAAAATTAATAGTCATTCCGGCTGCCATTGAAGGCATAAGCACCCGTAGGGATAAGTCGCTCAAAATAATAATAGGCTCACAGGAACTGACACCTGAACAATCGGTCGAAATTATGCGACTAAATCAGATGACGTGTTATGTAGCTTTTAAGCCTGAAATATTCTTGACAGATGAATGTGAGCGTATTGAAAAGTTACAAGCGGAACTTGATTTTAGTTACAAAACGCCAAGCCAAAGATTAAGAAATATACTATTTGTAATGTGGCAGCAAAACCCTGAAGGCTATACTGACAGCGAGCTGCATTACAGATATTACATTGATAAGATTTGCGAACATTACAAAAGTAAACTACTTCCGAGATGATTTTATACAAAAGTAAACCAATATTAATTTAACAAATATAAATTATGAAAACACAAATTGAAAAATTCAATGAATTATGTAAAACGATAGATATGAATGATTTCTATTCTATCTCTTTTACTTCTGAAAAAATAATGTTACAAGGTCAATATGAATCAAATAAAATCGTAAAATATATACAATTAGAATATATATTTACGATTATAAAAAATGGATATTTGCAGGGGGAAATTGATAATGTCGAAATTACATTTACTTAACATTTGTAACAATGGAAACTCAAAACACTGCTATTTTAAATTACCTCAAAGCCGGTAACAAAATAACTGCTTTAAAGGCTCTGAAATTCTTTGGATGCCTGAGGTTGTCAGGACGTATTTATGACTTAAAAAAACAAGGTCATATCATACGGTCAAATTTCACAAAATCCACATATTTGGGCGAAGTGAAAAAATACAAAGAGTATTATATTTAAATCCTATCAATATATGGAAATCGCTAATATTTAAGGGATGTTAATTCATGATCATTTTCAAAATTTTAAGGTTTATCAAATTCCAAAAGCACAATTAATAATTGCTGATGTTCCGTATAATTTAGGAAATAATGCTTATGCTTCAAATCCTGCATGGTATCAGGATGGTGATAATAAAAAGGGAGAGAGTGAATTGGCCGGTAAAAGTTTTTATGATACTGATATTAATTTTAAACCCGCTGAATTTATGCACTTTTGTAGTACTATGCTAATTAACGAGCCGAAAGGGAAAAAAGAAGCTCCCTGTATGCTTTTATTTTGTGAATTTGAACAGCAATTTTATTATATTGAACTTGCTAAAAAATATGGCTTAAATCACTATATAAATTTAGTATTTCGTAAGAACTTTTCCGCTCAGGTATTGAAAGCAAATATGAAAATAGTCGGGAACTGTGAATATGGATTAATTTTTTACCGTGAAAAATTGCCAAAATTCAGGAATAATGACAAAATGATATTTAACTGCATCGACTGGATTCGAGATAATGACACCGAAAAAATACACCCTACTCAAAAGTCTGTTAAATTACTTGAAAAATTAATAGAAATATTCACAGATCCTAATGACGTGGTTATTGATCCGGTTGCTGGGAGTGGTAGTACTTTAATTGCAGCTGAAAACATAGGGAGGAGAGCATACGGATTTGAGATTAATAAGAAATTTTTCAAATTAGCTACGGATGCTATTGAAAAAAACCGGCTGCAAAAAGCTGAAATAAAGGAAATGGGATTTGCAAAAACTAAAATTTCACAGGAATATCCGATATTATTTTAATTTCATTGAAGAAATAATACACTTTTACAAATAACTTAAAACTCAAAACACATGGAAACAAAAACTGTTACGATTAAAGCACCAAATTTTCAAATTGCAGAGTTTGAAATTAAAGGCATTGCACCGCTGGTGATTCACCGTTTTAGTGCAAAAATCAAAGAGCAAATGAAGCAAAAAATGGAATCCGGTAAAGCTGCTTCGAGCAAAAAAGACCGTGAACCAAAAATGACGGATGATTCATATTTTGAATCCCGTTATATTTCACCTGACGGATGGGATGGATTCCATGCCGGTGCGATCAGGGCTGCAATGATTTCAGCTTGTCGGCTGGTTAATTTTAAAATGACGTTGGCAAAGTTATCGGTATTTATCATTCCTGATGGGTGGGATAAAAAAGAACCTCAAATCCCTTTGATAAAAATTATCGGTGAACCGCAAAAGCAAGAGGACATTGCAAAAGTTGAAACTGGACAGCCTTATGTGACCGTTCGAGCTGCTTATCATAATTGGTCAGCAAAAATAAAAATCAGATGGGATGCTGACCAATTTACTATTGATGATATTTACAACTTACTTACTCGTGTTGGTATGCAGGTAGGTTTATGTGAAGGGCGGCCGGATTCAAAAAAGTCCGCCGGCATGGGATGGGGTTTGTTTGAAGTAATGGAAGGGAAATTGCTGAAATGAAAAAATTTAAGTCAATCCGTGAAGAACTTTTATTTCTTAGTCAGAAAAATGAAGGTTTGCTAAGTCCGCAAAATATTGTGGAATATGCAAAAAATCAAAATACATTGCTTCATTCTAAATTTGAATGGAATGATGAAAAGGCCGGTTATGAATACCGGTTATGGCAGGCACGGAAAATAATTAGTCTGGAATTTGAGATTATCAAATCTGATGATAAAGATTTGAAACCAGTCAGGCTATTTATATCTTTAAAAGATGACCGGAATTGTGAAACTGGGTATAGACTGATAACTAATGTTTTGACAAATGAGGAATATCGGGGACGGATGCTGAAAGAGGCATTGGAGGAGTTGAATAGAATCAGGGAAAAATATCAGATGTTGACAGAATTGGCGAAGGTATTTGCAGTGATAAAAGAATTGGTCAATGTAGAATAACAAAGCAGGTGCGGTAAGGTGAGGTTGGATCGGGTGCGGTCTGGTTAGGTGTGGTAAGGCATGGCAGGTGCGGTAAGGTGAGGTCAGGCAGGGTCTGGTTCGGTCGGGTGAGGTAAGGTACGGTTTAATTTGGCAGGTATGGTGAGATAAGGTTCGGTACGGTAAGTTACGGAATGATGGGGTAAGATAAGGCAGGTGCGGATAGGTCTGGTTGGATCGGGTGCGGTACGGTTAGGTGTGATCTGGCATGGCAGGTATGGCAAAATTTACTAAAAATTTATTTCAGATAAATGTTGCTTTTACTGTTTTTATGATTATCTTCGTAGCGTCAAATTTCATAAATGAACATTAAGGAAAAAATAATTAGTCAGGTACGGAGTAGCGGCAACGCCTCCAACTCCCCAAATTCATTTGTGAAGTTTGACGTGCCTGACTTTTTAATTTTATCAAAATGACTAAAAAATCAAATCGTAAAAATTCATCAAATCCATATTTGCACCCTAAGTGGCAAAAGAAACGTCTTGAAATCATGGAACGGGATAATTTTACCTGTCAATGGTGCGGTGAAAAAAATGAAACATTGAATGTCCATCATAAAATATATTTGCCAGATCACGAAATCTGGGATTATAATAATGTTTATTTAATTACACTTTGCGAAGAATGTCATTCAAAATTTTCACAATTAAAAAAATCAATTTTAGAACAGATACAAAAATTTATTTCAGATATATGTTGCTTTTAACATTTTTTTGAATTACCTTTGTTTCGTCTAATCATATTATTTTGGAAAATAAAAAGGACATATTAAACTCAGATGCTGGTAACGGCGACGCCCAGAACTTACCTATCCATGATAGTGTGGTTAGACCGTCTGAGTTTTCTTTTATTCAATCAAAAATGCGGGAATATTTTAGCCATGACTATAATGCCAGGAATGACCGGAAATTAGTTAACCTTCAAATGAAATACCAAATGCAGGGGATTGGAGCATTCTGGTGCATAGCGGAAATGCTTTATGAAGAAGGCGGAAAAATGCGAAAGGAATACGATCGCATTGCATTCGAATTACGATGTGATAAAAATGTAATTCAGGCAGTAATTGAAGGCTTTGAATTATTTAATTTTGATAATGATTTTTTTTGGTCTGAGAGCGTTTCAAGGCGTTTAGGACAAAGAAAAAATAAATCCTTAAAAGCCTCAAATTCAGCTAAAAAGAGATGGGGGCAAAGCGAACGTAAAGCGAACGCATTGCAAACGGATAGCGATGGCAATGCTATTAAAGTAAAGGAAAATAAAGTAAAGGAAATAAAAGAAAAGAAAATTAAAGTAAATAATATATTACTATTCACTCCGTTCATGGAAGCCTATAATAATTTTATTTTAGAGCAAACAACTGTACCGGCCGATATAACGCCGGCCGATGGAAAAATATTAAAATCTATTATTGCCTATTTCCAAAAAATTGCAAGAGATAAAAATGCCACGCCGGAAAATGTCGATACTGAGGCATTAAATATGTGGAAATACGTATTAAGTCATTACGATAAATGGGATGACTTTTCGAAGAAAAATTTAAAAATCACAGGAATAAAATACAATTTAGTCAATATCATAAAAACTATCAAAGATGGAAAAGGACAAAAAGGGAAGCCTGATTATTCCGCTCTTAGACAGGAAATCAGAAATAGAAACAATCTTAGCAAAGTCAATACAGGAAATCCTTAAAAATCCTGGTCAACAATTATCTGTTATAAAAAAAGAACAGGGTGAACAACGTATAATTGACTATTTGCAAATAAAAATATTGCAGATCAATGAATTTGTGAGCGTGGCACGGCCAATGAGTGCTGAAAACATCACCAAGACAGCCGGAATGATACTGGAGGATTTCTGGTATTTGACGGTGAAAGACATTGAATTTATTTTCAGTGAAGCCGAAAAGGGGCACTACGGACAGTTGTATGAAACCTTGAACGGACAAAAGATTTACAGCTGGTTTGATATTCACTTTAATTCGAGGTGTGACATTTGCGAAGAACAGACTGAAGCAGAAAAGCCAAAAGATACATTTAAGCGGACAAGCGAAGGAAAACTATTAAGGGATTTTTGGGGCGATTTAAAAAAGAAAGATTATAATAACCGTCAATGATAGGAGGAAATAATGAATCCAGGATATTTAGTTGAAACAAAAACAGGGAAAAGAGGAAGGATTTTTAATTCAAAGGAATTAATAAATGGGAAAATGCCTGTTTATTTAGAAATAAACAAATTTAAATTTTCTGCGACTGCGATTTTATGTGAACCAAAAACATTGAAAATAATAGGATATATTGATTAAAAATAATAACTGGATATTCACATGGACACGAAATTATTTATAAAATGACTATAAATGAAGCCTATGAGTTAGTCTTTTTGAAGTGGACGCTCTTAAAAAAAGAATTTGATAAAGACGATGACAGAGATTTAAATGACATTTATGATTCTGTTTGTTTTTCAGATAATTTTTATAAATTAACTGCAGGATGTGCTTACTGTCAATTATTTGCTAATCCAATAGGTAACTGTCCTTATTGTCCTTTAAGTGTTGGACTTACTTGTCCTGATGATCATTCTATATTTAGAAATTTTTGTAAAGCTATGTATAATAATGATCGTCGTGCGGTAAGGAAAGCAATAGATGAAATGTTAAAGTTGATTGTAAAAACAAAACCGGATGAAATATAATATATCATTATATTGTTGCAAATGTGATATTAATTTTGATTATAAAGTCAATGGTAAAACGTTGGCAATGTTTTCAAAGGATAATACAATCAGGGACGGTGAAACGATATTGCAGTGTCCGATATGTGGAAGCGAAGAACTTATTTTTGATGAATATAAATTAAAAAAACATTTACTATGAAAACAGGAATAGGATATCTAACTGTTGCTATTTTTTGCATGTTATTAATGTTAATAATAGCAACATTCGAAACTAAAAATCAGAATCAAAAAAATCAGAACAAGGATTCGATAATTACAATTTTGAAAAAAGAAAATGATAGTATGCGATTAGTGATTATCGGAAAGGATATTGAGATAAAAAAATGGCGTCGGGCAGCAATTCGTTATCCAGATTAGGATGAACCAAACTATTAAAAAAAAATATCAAAATGAATAAAAAAGAACTTAAAGAAGCTCAAGAAATTGCATATAATGCTTTTTCAAAATTACATCCAATTGAATCCTATACAATGAATCCCAAGAAATTTTGCAACTGGATAAGAAAAGAAGGTTATAAGATTACTAATAAACAAGTTAAAGAATTGATAAATGAAAATATTTGAAAAATTATTCTGCAAACATATCTGGGAAGTTCATGTAAAAAGGAATTTTGTCAGAGAAAGTTTATTTCCTTATCTTAAACATACTGGCACTATTGAGATATTAATTTGTAAAAGCTGCGGAAAAATCAAAAAGATCGAATATTAAATATCTGGGAATGAAAATATTATATAAAATAGGATTTGTAATTGCTGGGTGTATTGGAATTTTGATAGAACTTATTTTTTTAACCATAATTAATGCCGGTATATGGATAGGAAATAAAATGGCATTGTGGATGTCACAGAATAACAAATTACGAACGATCAGATAAAAGTAATGGTATCCGTTGATAAAAAAGAAAATGTGTTAAATCGCTTTAAAATAAGTTTAAAAAGTATTTATAATATTATGTTAACCTGGAGATAAAATGGTACTAATTGGGGAATGACTTATGAAGAAGGCGTAAAAGATGCTTTAGAGTGGATATTATATGGAATTGAACCACCTTTTTGATTATTTAAATTTGGAGATAAAAATGAATTTAGAAAAAGGTTGTAATTACTGTAGACGATTAATAAGTGATCGAAAAAAATGGAAATATTCTAAATATCCGGATTGGGAAATACAAAATGGTGGGGCTTGTTTTCTCAGGATTATGAATGATAAATTTATAATAATTGAGAATTGTCCTGATTTTTTAAAATCAAAAAATAATCTTAAAATTTAAATAAATGAGAACACAACAAGAAATTCAAAGACAAATTGAAGGCCTACAAAATGAACGTAAAAATCTTCCAGAATTTTCATTTTTTAGTGATAATAACTGGAGAAAAATTGATGCCTAAATTTCTATTTTAGATGGCAGTCAAATCATTGATGATTTTGAACAGGATTCGGATGAAGAAATAGAAATTTTTGATGCAGTTGAAGAAACTGAATATTGGTTAAATTTTGATGACATGGTAGATTTATTTTAATCAGTAAAAGGAGATAAAATCATGACAGAAAATCAATTTTAAATATAACAAAATGGCAAAATTTTATTTTCAAAAAGATGATGATAGTTGTTATACATTGCAATTTCATCTTGAATATATGAGAGAAAATTATATCGAGGAAATGGAGGTATTTGAGGCTAAACGTGAATATGTTGAAGGTTATTTTTTTTGTAAAAAATTGTCTGAGGTTAGTAAATCTGATAATTGTGGTAGATATTGTGATAATTATAAACCATTAAATGGTAAAAGTGGAAGATGTATTCATTATGGCTATTTATATGAACCAATAGAGAAATCAATAATATTACATATTTAAAATATTAATTATGAATTACAATGATTTATTTAAACGGCTTTATGATAATATGACAGTCGATGAATTGCAAGAATTTTATAATCATATTGAGGAATTTCAAGGCTGGCATTGGTGTGATGATGCGAGAAATGAAAAATCTCAAGATCGTTATAATCAAGTTTATGATGATTTGGAATCGCTAATAATTGACATAAAAAAGGAAAGGAACGCAAAATAAACACATTATCAGATCAAAGCGGCAAAGGTACTTATCGAAGAAATCCTGACAAATTTAAAAAAAAGGATGTAGGTCGGATAGTGATTAATTTTTCTGCTGGCTCTATATATTGCCGTATTTGTCGAGTTAAATGGTATATTGAAGGCAGGACTTTTGATGCTGGAAATATTGAAAAGATAAATAAATTCCGTGAAAAACATAAAAACTGTAAAAAATGAATCCAAAAATTAAATTTTCGCATCGATACTCAAAATTGATAAGAACCGAAAGTTCAAAGAATGGATATTTGGTAAAAGAGGCAAAATTACTTGAGGTAATTTCAGTTTTAATTAAAAATATATCGAAAGAATTTTTGGATTACGATACTGATGATGGGAAATATGAGTTACCTAAAAAGGGCAATTTTTTGATGTTAATATTTCAGAAAAGTAAGTATGATATTTTTACCACTATGCGACGATATACACCTGAAAAATATGTTTATTATAAATTAAAGATAGGTCAAGTTTTCGATATTGAAATTATGGAGGATATATGAATATAAAAGCAGAATATGAATATAAAACTGGACAGAATTGGAGAGTAATATCTGGTAATCATCATAAAGGATATTGTTCTATGGGATATATGGTCTATCTCGAAAAAAAAATAAAATTTTTAGAAAAACAAATAAAACAGAATATTCATGAATAATCTTGAAAAAAGAGTAATCAAACAATATTTAGAAAATCGGTTTGATATTGATAAAATGATTTCTGAAATCGAACAGCATATAACTGATATTGAAAAAATTACAGATGAACGGGTGAAACAAATTATTTGCATAATTGAAGATTATTTAAAAATCGATCTTTTTGAACGTACTCGAAAGTTCAAAATTGTTTTTGCACGTCAATTAGCTATTTATTTTATACGAATAACAGATATTGAACGAATATATAATTTAAAACAAATTGGACAAATGTTTCCTTCACCAGACCGAGATGGATTTTTAGATCATTCATCAGTTACTCATGCGATTAAACATATTAATGATTTAATTGAGACAGATGCAAAATTTCGAGCAGATTTTGAAGCTATAAAACAACTAATAAATACTTTAAATTATGAAATACAAAATTAAAATAGTTACATTTGTAAATGGTAGAAAAGCATATTATGCTTATGTTAAATGTTTTTAGGGCTGGGCTGGTATAACTTATGACGGTAAGTCGATATATGGTTATTCTCTTGAATGTGATAGCAGGGGAAAAGCACTTAATAAGATTGATAATCACTATGCTGGTAATGCAAAGATTCAGACGATTGAATTTGAATATATTAATAAATAAATGGAATAAAATGAAAGAAATAAAATTCAAAATAAATAATGCCGATGACAGAAAAAATATTGTCACAGCATTAGCAAATTCAGGGTATTTTGTTAAGATTGAAGAAATACAAGACCCTGCATATTGTTATCCTAAAACGATATATAATATCATAATTGAAGTCAATGAAAATAATGCTTAGAATACTTTTTTATAATAGAAAACTTAATAAATGGAGGTTAAAATGAAAAAAATGAACTTATTTTTGATCGCAGTATTTCTTTTCATTACTGCAAATGCGCAACAAGTTGTTAGTTTAACAGCCGGCTGGCATGGGATTTCTACTTATCTGGAACTGACAGAACCTTGTCTGGATTCTATTTTTAAGGATTTGCCGGTGACTATTATCAAAAGCGATTATGGTACGGTATACTGGCCAGATCAGGGAATAAATACTATCGGGGATTGGATAACAAGCGAAGGTTATCAAATTCATATTTATGCGGATTGTGATATTATTTTTTATGGGATTCAAACTGATGAATTGCAACTTATTTTAAGTCCAGGATGGCATTATATTCCAGTTTTGGTTGATTATCCTATTAATGTCGAAAATCTATTTGGAACAATGACAGGTGGACAAGGGGATATTATCTTAGAAACTGCAGGGATGGGAGTTTATTGGCCATGGCAAAATATTAATTCTTTGAAATATCTGATACCTGGACATGCTTATAAACTTCATTGTGATAGTTGGCTTTTGGTTAATTATGATATCCGGATTGGAATAGAGCCATTGAAGATCAAAGGGAAATCTATAAATTTTTTATTTGATATACTTGGACGAAGGATTAAATAATGTCAAGATATCATGAAAACCGAAACCGTATGGAAAGAGCAAAAAGACAATAACGCTAACCTTGTATTAGTTGCTACTTGTCATAGGATTGATGATGGTAAAATAATCAGCAAGGGATATTTATACAGAGGATATGAAATAAGAAATCATGGCTATTATCCACCAGATCAATGTATATGGTGGGAAGCGATTGATATAAAAACAGGATGTGCAGATTTTCACGAACATACGAAAAGAAATATAATTAAATCTTATGACAAATAATATAGAAAACACAACCGACCGCAAACCACGACAGCCTTTATTTGCTATACCTGATGTTGGCAGCAGTACGGTATTTAATGCTCATTATTCGGATGTTATGTGTTTGTTTCCGGATAAGTTTTTCGATTGGGCTGTTTGTGATATTCCTTATGGAATTGGAGTTGCTAAAATGGCTTATTTGAAAGAAACCAAAACGACTGTAAAGCAAAAAAACGGAACTCGAATAAACCCAAATAGGAATAAACATAAATACACTTTAAAGGATTGGGATAATACAATACCGCCTCAATCATATTTTGACGAACTAAGAAGAATAACTAAAAATCAAATAATATTTGGGGCTGATTATACCGACTGGACAGGATTAGGCAAAGGACGTATTAAATGGAATAAAGGATTTTCGGAAGGTGTAAGTTTTAACCAATTTGAATATGCTTACTGCAGCTCAATAGATTTTGAACTTGAAATATCTCTTTTATGGGCTGGAATGATGCAGGCTAAAAGCCTTAGTGAGCCGATGGTGCAACAAGGGAATAAGAAACTAAACGAAAAAAGAATACACCCTTGCCATAAACCTGTGATGCTATACGATGCCATTTTTAAAAAATTTGACATATACAAAATGAAAGTAATTGATACTCATTTAGGCTCAGGCAGTAGCCGAATTACTGCAGATAAATTTGAATGTGAGTTTGTCGGGGCTGAAATTGATTCGGAATATTTCCAAGACCAAGAAAATAGATGGTTCAATTATAAACGAAACTTGAAACTGGCACTTTGGTAGTATTGCTGCCAACGGTTCTCGGCTATATTTAGGCTGGGATTATGAAAACGAAACTTTAAATTAAGACAAAATGAAATTAGAAAAATTGAACTTTGATTTCCCCGAAATGCCCAGCTTGAATATAGCCGAAGAAGATTTCAGAAGCCAATTAAAAGCCGAAAAGCAAGTATTGGATTTATCTACTGTTATGCCTTCGGTTTGCATTCCTCATTGTCCAAATAAAGAAACGGATGCTGATAAATGTGAATGGCGTGGTCATATGTGCTTTCTTTGTGATATGCAAACTGAGGCATAATGTCCTGCCGTATATATACAGTTGAGAGAATGTTTTATTAAATTTTAGGGTTTAAAATTTCTAATATGGAAACTTGTAAATGTCCGCATTGTGGAACGAAAAACAGCGTAGAAGTCTATACTTATAATTATTGTGAAGAAGGAGATGAATATTTTATTAAAAGATGTAATTCTTGCAAACAATATGTTCATATGCAAGAAATTTTAGACAAGAGTGGGTATTTAATAAAATAAATTCGATAAACTGTATGTATGAATTGCAACTAAATAGAATGCTGTACCGAAATTGTATATATATGGCTGTTATGTGCTGGCTGAATTATGCCCCCAATAGCATATACAAAGCCTTGTATATGATGTTAGTAAGGGGGCATAATAAGGGATTGAAGCAGGGGCAGCTTGCACATAACGTTTTGCATAAGACCAGTAAAGGAATGCGAGAGATGAACTATCAAGATTTACAACACTTTGAACGGGCTACGATGCCGAAATTACCGATACAACCTTTATTGGTTTTATGCGGTGTTACCACCCGTTTTTGCTTTTCTCTGAATTCAGAAATTGAAACTTTGACAATAAAAGCGGATGGTGTGGCGGAAGCAAGTATTTACTGGTACTTAGATGACTATTCTACTGTTTATCTTTCAAACCTTATAGTTTATCCACAATTAAGAAACAAAGGAATTGGGGAAAAATTACAGGTAATAAGAGAGCAAATAGGCAAAGACTTAAACGCAAATACTTCTTGTTTATGGGTAAAAAAAGAAAGCTGGATGTTTGAATGGTATCAAAGACGTGGATATTCAGAACTTAAAACTCATGCACGAAAAGGATTTGTATGGATGACTAAGCCGCTTCTTTAAATGGGCGGTAACGGGCGGATATATGCAATAATTTTGTAATGTATTAAAAATGAATATTATGAATGCTTATGATTTTCTAAAAAGTAAAATTGGATATTTTAACACAAATCATCCTGTTGGAACTATGTCAGGAGATTTGCCGGACTGGGGCGATATTATTGATTGGATGGAAGAATATGCAGAATTAAAAAATCCTGATTTGAGAAGAGATAAGGAGTTAAACAAAATATTAGATGAATCTTAAGAAGGAATACTGGAGACTGATAAGTTTGTTTGTCCGGCAAAGTGAAGCGGATGAAAATGGGATAGTTAAGTGTGTGAGCTGTGGAAAATTAATGCACTGGAAGCATGCACAGGCGGGGCATTATTATAAGTCGGAACTTTATCCAGGTGTCAGATATGATTTAAGGAATATTCATTGTCAGTGTGTGGCGTGTAATATTTTCAGAGAAGGCAATCGAACAGAGTACGCAAAGTGGATGAAAGAGCATTACACGAAGCAGGAACTGGAAGAGCTGGACAGGAAGAAAAACAACAAATTAAAGTATACAAAATTTGAATGGAGTTATTTAATTGAGGAAATGCAGGATAAATTAAGGGCGTTAAAATAAATATTTGACTTTTCTTTTTTTATAACCTATCTTTGCAGGCATCTTAACCGATGCCTTTTTTTATGAAATATGATAAAGATCACATTGATAAAGTTTTCACCGAAAAAATCACCGACAAATGAAAAGGAATCCTAATCCTAATAAAAAAGGTTTAAAACCACCCTGGAAACCTGGTGAAAGCGGTAATCCTGAAAGTAAAAACGTAGGAGCTAAAAAGGGATTAAATGAGATGCTTCGGGAGTATTTAGAGAATGATGCACACGTTATGTTTGAAGGTGAATTACTGGATGATAAAGGAAATCCAACAGGTGAAATTAAAAAGGTAAGGGTAGAACTTACGAAAGGGAAAACCATTGTTAATGTTTTGATGAAAGAAGCCGCAAAGGGGAATATTAGAGCTATTGAATTTCTTTGGAATCAAATGGAAGGCGCACCATTGCAAAGAGTTGAACAAATTATACCTAATTTAGGATTGAATTTCGAACAATTATATCAATATAAATATGGGCATGCTCCAGAATGATATATGGATAGATATTAACCTTGCTCGTGTTAATTTCTGGGAGTTTTGCAAGCTCACAGCCCCTGACTTTTATAAGGATAACCGAAAGCATTTAGTTTACCTTTGTGATATATTGCAGCGATTATATGAAGGTAAACTAATATTTAACGAAAAGCCCTGCAAAAAGGTCATTATCAACATTCCTCCACGGCACGGAAAAACCAGGACATTGGTTAATTTCTGTAAATGGGTACTTGGCAGGAATCAAACGGAGAAATTTATTATTGGATCTTATAATGATTTTACAGCTACTGACTTTTCAAAGTACACACGAGATGGAATAGATGAAAAGCGTCAGGCAAAAAATCAAATTATTTATCATGATATTTTCCCTTTTACCCGGATAAAACAAGGTGACGCAGGTGTGCAACGCTGGGCATTAGAAGGTCAATATTTCAGTTATTTGGGAGCGGGTGTTGGTGGGTCACTGACTTCAAAAGGCGGGTCTATTTTAATTATAGATGACCCTGTAAAAGGAGCTGAAGAGGCTTTAAATGAATCACATCTTGAAAAAGTCTGGGTATGGTTTACTGGGACTTTTTTATCAAGAGTAAGTGCTGAAGGTGGCGAGCCTATTATTATTATTATTCAAACGCGCTGGAGCGAAAAGGATATTACCGGAAGACTTTTAAAGGATTCTGATGATTGGTTTACGATTAAAATGGAAGCCTATTATGAAGGTGAAGATCGAATGTTATGTGAGGAATTATTAAATAAAAAGGCCTATTTAGACCGGAAAAAACTGATGTTACAAGACTTGAATACTGCTATGATATTCTGGGCTAACTATCATCAGATGACTATTGACTTAATTGGTAGACTATATCAAAATTTAAAGACATACGAAAATTTACCTAAAAATGACCAGGGTGAAATTTTAGGAGAAATAAAGAATTACACCGACACCGCAGATGAAGGTGATTGTTATCTTTGCAGTATAAATTATCTGGAATATGAAAAACAGGCATATATTTTGAATATATTATATACACAGGATGCGATGGAGGTAACAGAATCGGCAACGGCTAAATTATTGGAAGGTGTAAAAGAGGCAAACATTGAAAGTAACAATGGCGGGCGTGGTTTTGCCCGTGCCGTTCAGGTAAAATGTCGGGAGTTTAACAATTATAGAACTGTCATAAATTGGTTTCATCAGTCAGGAAATAAAGATGCACGTATAAATACATGGTCTGCATGGGTACAGCAAAACATTTATTTCCCTTTGAATTGGTCAGTCAGATGGCCGGATTTCTACAAACATATTACGATGTTTATTCGAAATGGAGAAAATAAATACAAGGATGCACCGGACGTATTGACCGGTATAGGTGAAATGATAACAGTCGAAAAGCAAGGAACAGTAATTAAAACAACGGAAAGAAAGAACAGATATTAAGGAGGGCATTATGAGTTTAGCGGAGAAATTAAGAGCAGCACGGGCGGCGTTTAATACACCGAAACTTGAACCTAAAAAAGTAGGTAGCTTTACAATAGAACTCCGGCAGCCATATCGGACACAACAGGATTTAAGCAAATGGTTAACGGCTTTAAAGAACGCTGAAAATACAACATCATGGACACGAAAAGACTTATTTGACATTTACGATATGACCATTCTGGATGATGACTTTCAGACAGCATGGAATAAACGAAAGGCTGCATTATTGAATTTGAACTTAGTCTATGACACCGGCACAAAGCGAACAACTGAAAAAGCAAGTGAGTTTTTCAAAGCACCAAAATTCAGGGAGTTTAAAAGTGACGTTGTAGATACCATTGCATGGGGTTTTTCATTGTTTGAATTTAGTTACAAAAAAGGATTTGACTATATTTTGATACCACGCCGGCACGTAGAGCCAAAACGTGGAGATATATTAGTACATGACTATGACAGGACTGGAGTATCATTCAGGATACCGACTTATAAACGTACTTTATTGGAGTATGGTAGAACGGATGATTTAGGATTATTATTAGCTATTTCTATTCCTGTGATATATAAACGAAATTCAATGGGCGATTGGGCAGATTATTCTGAGTTAGCGGGTACAAATTTCAGGCAGGTGAGTTACAACGGTTCAGATACTAACGTACGATCAGGTGTTAAAATGGCTTTGGAAAATGCAGGTAGCAACGGATTGATTGAGTTACCTAAAGGGGTAACAGTGGACTGGCTAACAAATTCGTCAGCTTCGAGCAATGAACTGTTTGAAAACTTCAACGCCACAATGTCAAATTCAATTCTAAAGCTAATTTTGGGACAAAGTTTAACAACCAACGATCAGGGTACTGGCAGTCTGGCAAAGGCACGGGTAGCCTTAGAAGTTGAACGATCAGTATTTGACAATGACAAAGTAATGTTTTTAGATTTCCTAAATTACAAGTTAAGGACATATTTACCATTTTGGGGGATATCAGATGCGGGCACTTTTACGTTTATTGAAGACGATAAAATGACCGTGAAAGAGAAGCTGGAAAATGATAAACTGTTAGCGGACATTTTGAAGGTGGGTACTTTGCCGGTGGAAGATTTGGGAGTAAAATATGGATGGAAGTTGGAAGAACCTGAACCTGTGGATATTGTGATAATTGAAAAGCCTATTGAAGAGCAACCGATAACAGAACCAATAGAAGAATAATGGACATAACAATCAGACAAATGTGTGAACACATCGAAAAAGCCGAAATATTGGCTTTTAAAGATGGAAGCAGGCCAACTGCAAAGCAAATTTTTAATTATTCACCAACCGGGGAATTATATAAAATATGGGATTGGTACGATATGGCATGTTTTATATTAGAACATGATGCAACTGGGAAAGAATTTAAACCACGTTTTAAAATACCAATTTTAGATCAATTTAAGTAATGGATATAAACTATAAATACATTCCTAAATGCCAGACCTGTGGCGGCAAAGGATTCGTAAGGTATGACAACCATATTTACGATTGCCCGACATGCAGAAATTACCAAATTGGAACATTAATACAACCTAATTATATAAGCACAATATGTTAATAGAAGTAGCAGGAATAGATTATAACTTTAAACGTTGGGATCAGTTGACTTTAAAAGAGGCCGATCAAATTGAAAAATTGAAAGTCCCTGAAAGGTTATATAATTATTATAAAGATACCTATGAAGGGAAAAATCCAGAATGGATTTATGATATAGAGGAGGTCATTGAAATATTTCCAGAATATTACGGCAAAGTCTTAGAGATAATGACCGATATTCCTAAAGACATTCTAAGTAAAATTAACGCCATAGATAGAACGGATTTTTTTGATGAATATTGCAGACCTATGGTATTGGATTTAATTGGACGCGAACCGCAAACATATCAAACTAAAGGTATAACAAGTTTTATTTTTAAGGATATAGAATATTTATTTCCAGAAAACTTGAAAATACTCGAAATGAACTTGCCAGCGGATAGTGCTTGTGCGTTGGAGTTTACAGAATCATCTGCAATTATAACAGCATGGGCTAAATCTGAAAAAGGCTGGGATTCATGGGGGCTTGTAACTGCAATATATTGTCGACCTAAAGGGGAAAAATATGACAAGAAAATAGTTACCCAAAGAGCTATTGAATTTCAGGATTTGACGATGGATGTAATTTTAGAACTTTTTTTTTATATTGTCAGATCATTAAATTTATATCAGAACGATATTCGCTATATGAAACAAAAGGAGATCGAAAACCTGCAAGCAAGCATGAAAACGCTCTCAGGAAGTCAGGACTTGGTAATTATGGGCAAACGTCGTGGATATACGAAGTCTCGGACGAAACGAATTTCAAAGATTGGGAAGTAGAACAGATGCCATTGTGGGATTTCATTGCAAGGTTGGACTATATAAGGGCTAAGATTAAATATCAAAATATAATGATGTTATGACATTACAAGAAAAATATTATGAATACATATTAAATGAAATGGAAGTTTCTAAAGAGGAACAAATAGCATTTGATATAATTGCAGATTTTACTGACAGGCGTGGATTGAAACAGGAATGGGAGCAAATTGATGAAGATGTAAAAGAGGAAATAATTCAAACATGGATAAATATTGTAAAGACTAAATTATGACATACGATAGTTTAAAGAGCAAGTTAACAACCCATACCACAACGGCGGGGATTAAGACGTTTTTATTTGGTAACCCTGAATTAGTGAACAATCAAAGAGAAAAGAATCCCGCTTTGTTATATCCAATTTTGCTGGTCATTCCGCCGGTATTTCAGATAACAATGGCTGCCAGTTTTGTAACAGAGTTTGAATTTTGGATTGTCAACGACTACACAAAAGCATCACGGGCAACAGCAACGCAAGAAGAGGCATGGGATTACTGCATGACATTGGCAGGGCTATTTAAGACGGCTATCAATACAGATACCTCACTTAATGTTAATGTTGATACAGAATGTACACCATGCTGGGAAGGTATCACTGTAAATAAGGATTTAGGAATTATGTTCAAAACTAAGATCACAATATTTTGTTAAAGCCTGAAGACATAGCAGTTTTAAAGAAATTTGTCATTGAAGAGATTGAAAGTTCATGGCGAAAAGAAGGGCATTACCTGACGGGTAAGTTAGTTAGTGACATGGGGTTATTAGTTAATGGCATTGACCCTGTTACATTTGAAGGGCATTTATATAAATACGCTCAATATATGGATCAGGGCGTTTCACCTGACAGGATTAAGAGCAGGTTTGCACCGGCACGAATAGCAGGATTAATCAGATACGTTAAATTACGAATGGATATCGATGACCTTAAAAAGGCACGCTCAATAGCGTATGCGATTGCAACAAAGCACAAACAAAGAGGTATGCCATTACGGGCGCCAACAGGCACAAAGTGGATGGACAAAGCACTAAACAAATTAAATGTAAGATTTGAAGAAAAGTTATTTCAGATTTATGGGGTGAATTTTGAATTACAAATGGAGAATTTATTGAAAGAATATCAAACACAATTACAATGAATTGTTTAACACAGGATCAAATTGAATCTATCATAGATTGGATGAATTCATGGGAGCAATTAAAGGATACTATTATTCCTATACGATTCAGAGAAGATTTTGAATATGAAGTAGATTTGTATTTAACAGTTCCATATTTAATGAAAATGCATCCAAAATTGACACTTAATGAAGCTTATGAATATTTGGAATTTTGCAAAAGCCATACTATTTATTTGAAAGGATGCTATGGACATGGGCAAATAATGTATCCTAAATGGCAGGAATTTAAAGCATTAGCAAAAGTCAAAGATACTAAAAGCGACGTAGAGCAAGCAGAACAAAGGATTGAAGTTATTGAAGGGGCAAAAAGTGTGCAAATCGAGAGCAGTCTAATAACAAAAAACACGGCAAAACACAAAAATAACAACCTTAAAACTTGACAAAATTATGAAATTAACAACAAAAGGAGCCGCATTAATGAAAGCTTGTATAGCAGACATTATGTTTGGTGACTATGAAGATAATTTTTATGATTGGATAAGAAATCAAACAGATGAACAATTGAATTTAAGAGCTATGCAATGGGGATGGGATGGAAAGGATGAAATTTATATTAATAAATGACAGAGTGGGATTTTTTACAAGGAAATATAGCGATAGTCTGTAATGAAGCACTTGGAAAGGATTGGTTTATAATCAAACTTATTGCAGATGAACGTCGAACTGACTGCGGAACGAATGGACATTATATAAATCGCTTCGTTTGCACACATGATTTAACAAAATATGAGACTAAAATAGCACGAAAATTAATACAAAATGGTATTTTTAGAAAAAAAATTGAAACATCTTATGGATTTATTTATGAAAATGGCATATCTTTAAGGGAAAAACATCAGAAATTAATGAATATTTTAAATAAAAATCTAATAAAAAAAGTAAAAGAAAGACAGATAAAGGAGGTTTTGAATGGCGATAAGTAATACAGTCTCACCAGCGGCAATGCATCCAGCTTATAATCCGGTACTCTGGAGTTTCACGTCTAATCGTTATCAGAGTAATGCCTCGACAGTAACTGGTGTAGCTAATGTAGGTGATGGATTTTGTACATTTACAACGAGTTCGCCACATGGTTTTGTTGTGGGTGACTTTGTGACGGGATCAACTTTCACCCCATATACAATGTTTAACGTGACTAAAATGGAAGTTACCGGAGTGGCATCGATTACGGTAACCACTAATTTAGTCTGGACAACTGCAATGGCCACGGACACCGGAATATTGACACGGAATAACGATTCCTTTCAGTTAAAATGCGAGATTAAAGTTAATGGTGTAGTTATAGGAACGAAATATGTCGAAGCAGATAATACAGGCACGTTTACTGTTGACATATCTGGTATTTTACAAAGTCAGTTATCAGAGGATATTTTAGCACTGGCAACTACGGCACTCACAACTACTAACGCAAATTCAGTATGTCATTATACTTTAGTTTTGACAGAGCAATATGAAAATGCTTCAAATTTAATGCAGGACAAAGACACGTTAACGATTGCAGATTTATCAAGTGCGGATATTTTGGCTTATAATTGGGCAAAACAAGATGACGAAACCTTCGCTGACTATATTTGTGTAGGCTCAGATGACAAATTCCTGACAGATATTCTAAATAATTCAAAAGTATTACATACAGATTATTTGCAATTCAGTTTTATCACAACGGTAGCGGCGGTTTATGGTTATCAGGGTCGGGATGGGTCAAGTTATTCGAGGATACCGGCGGCGGGGTCAGTCACTCCGGTACATGGCCGATGTATATTACCTATTCCGGCTAACCTGATTGAATCGGCAAATACTTATATAACGGTAGTCATTAAGAATAATGCTGATGATTCAGTGATAAGTGAAACAAAAACTTTATATGTTGATCATCGGGATTATTATAAGGTATCAACTTTGATGTTCAAAAATCACTATGGAGCTTTTGATACTTATTCGTTTATTGACCGGACTATTTACATTAACAACAAAAGGGATTTATATTTTGATGAAACAACTGAAAAAACGCACTATATAGATGCTAATGAAACGTGGGAGCTGAAAGGACGTTATGAGACAACCTCAATGCTGACATGGTTGCAGGAATTATATACTGCGAAAGTGGTTTATCTGATCGAAGACACGGCATTAACAAGGGTGAATATTGTTTCAACAAAAAATACCGTCGAAGACCGAGACCCTTTTCAGCCGGTAATTGAGATTAAAAAACAACCGTTAAAATTAAACTAAAATGGAACCTTTGTATAATTATAATGGAATTACTATTAAACAATTGAAGGATTATGTAAAAGATTTACCTGAAGTTGATCCCGATACCGGAGACGATTATAAAATTTGGATAGAGGGTACGAATGACGATCATGAAATAAAATTCAGTAATGAAGCCATATCTATGTGGCCTTTAGATAAAGGGGACATATTAATAGGAATTGACTAATGTATAGGGTTTGGATTGGAACAAATGAGATTGATGTAACGGACGTGGATTTTCCGGTGACGGCTGCGATTCAGAATATTGATGACTTAGAAACCCGGAAAGCTACTAAAACGGCTGTAATAAAATCACCTGCTACAGAAACTAATAAGGCCTTTTTTGATCTTTTGGAGGATGTCAATGTGGAACATACTATATCGGGACTGATTGGAAAACTATCTGATGGAACTTTTGATATGTCTGGACAAGTAAAGATTTATGACACATTAATAAAGGGGAATGAAGTTATTTATCAATGGCAATTACTTTCTGGCAATGGAGACTGGGCAAGCCAGATAACAGGAAAGTTATCAGAGTTAGTAATCACATCTTTAAACCATTCATATACGGCGGCGGTCATAAATGCAAGTGTTACCACACCGGGGGACTATTTTTATCCGTTGACGAATTACGGTAAATTTTCAGGTGGAGCCGAAACCGAAACGCTACAAAGCGACGGAAGTACAACAATAGTAACAGATGGAACATGGGTAAACATTGAAGACCGGTTGCCGGCGTGGAAAATTATCACAATTTTGAATAAAATATTTAATAACCTTAAATACAAAATATCTTCGACTTATCTGAATACGGCTGATTTTGCAAAAAAATATGTCAGTTTTTCACGTGACCCGAATATTTATACTGACGAAACCAGAACGGATGCACTTTTTCAGGCTGGATTAAGCGCACAATTAAATTATACTCAAACAATAATACCAGGCAATACTGATGCTTTATTGCTTTTCAGCGGTGCAAATAATATGATTATTCCATTTAATGATGATTCAACTGCACCAAATTTCGACACCGGAAGCCATTATATAAACACAGCTGGAAATTATAAATATACGATACCTTCGACGGGTAGTTATAAATTTCGAGTAAGTTTGGAAACACGTTTTGGCATTTCATCTTTTTTAACAACCGCAGGAGTGACGGTTAAAATTGATATTCTTAAAAATGGAGTATCTATCGTATCAGATCAGGAAATTATCACTTCATTAGGTAACGTCCCGAAAGTTATTGCAGACACGGGATTTTTACACTTAGTAGCAACTGATTATTTTCAGGCAAAGATAACCGTTACCGGAAATGTTACCAATATTGACCCCCTTCATAATGTAGACGTTTCGTTTTTTATTCAAAAAACAAGTTTCACATATTTTCGTAATGATTTTTTATACCGCCCAGCAGAAAATTATGCTTGGACTTATGATAAGATTCTCCCTGATGACCTGCAAATTGACTTTGTCAAATGGTTATTTCATAAATATAATTTACACTGCACTACAAATGTAGCCGAAAAGACTATATATATAGAACCGTGGGATGACTTTCATACGGAAACTAAACTGTCATGGACTAATAAATTTCACTCTGATCTGAAAATTTTAAAAAAGGATATTCCGACGTGGTTATATTTACAGGGTCAAATTGACGGCAATGATGCGATGATTGTAAACACCCGCTTAGCTTGCAAACTTTCCAACGGCAACGGAGACACAAAGGAAAGCATTAATGGAATGTTTGCAGATACCTTACTTGGTATTTGCGCTCCGATAGGATTAACAATCAATCAGATTCCAAAACTGTGGAATAATAACGACTTATATCCTGATGCACCGGTGCAATCAATGATATTTGCAGCGAGGGTCTGGACATACGACAGTGAAACAGCAGGTGATACATGGACGTTTGATGATGATGTAAAAACAAGTTACCCTAAAATTACAGCGGACAATTTTAGCATTGATGAATATACAAACTGGTTATATACTTATAATAATGCTCACTGTTTAGATTCTAAATTTGTTTTGAATGATAACGACATGGCTTGCTTGTTAAATTGTGTTACCGGTAAGGATTTCAGGGCTTTGATTTGGTTAGATCAGGGTAGATTTAACGGTAGTTTTTATTTAAACACGGTCAAATATTTGCGTAAAGGAATTTCAGAGGTGGAGTTAATTCAAAAAAGAGTATCTAAAACAGGGGTAACGGTAACAACCGAAACGATCACAGGTGAAGGGGCAACATCAGGCGGTGGAGGGTCAACATCTTCGACAGGAACGACGTCAGCAAGTTGTTTGATAACTGATGCTGGAATTATAACATCAATCACGACAGAGGCTAATTGGACGTCGCAGAACTACACAGGTTCGACAGCGGGATTGAAAGAGTGCAACTATTATTATGACTATTTGACAAAAATCAAGTATGAGTACAACGGCACATATTTAGTCAGGTTCTATATAAATACGGTATTATAAAGGGGAAAGAAATGGTAAATATTGAAAAGACATTATCATTCAGGATAATCGTAAAAGGTGAAGGCGAAAAGACAATGGCGTTAAACAAGTTGCAAGTTGAACTAAAACAAACTACTGACAGGATTAAAGAACTTATAATTATTCCAGATTATAAAACTGCCAGAAAATTAGATAAATCTCCAAAGCGGATGGTCAAATGGTTATGGAATTTAGAACGGATATTTTTAATTTATAAGTATGGATTAAAATGAAATTAAGGTTAATAAAAATTTTAGATAGTAATATATTGTCAAATATATTATTAATATTATTAGTTATAACAACATTATGGATAGCAATAGAGTCAGTTTTGTTATTAATTTTAATATGGAGATAACATAAATACATAAATAAAAAAAGTTATAAAATGGACATATAAAGGGGAAGATTAAATGGCAAATACCGAAAAAGTTTTAAGTTTTAAAATATTAGTCAAAGGTGAAGAGGCTACTAATGCAACGTTAAACAAGTTCCAATTTGAATTGGATGAAACCGTCGCAAAAATAAAATCATTACAAGTTGTTCAGAGGAGTTCTACAGGTTTAAATGCCGAACAAAAAATTAAGTTAGCCGACTTAACGGCTACAAAAAAACAATATCAGGCCGCCATAACAGAGGTCAACAAAGCGACTAATAAAGAGGCTCAGTTATTTACCGTTGCCAAGGGGTCAATGGCAGAATTAAGAGCGCAAACGGCGTTAATGGTTCAGAAAGCCGATCAAATGGCTGTGGCAACGAAAAAAGATGAGCAAGCCCGGAAACAGTTAATCACTCAAATAGATGCTAACAAGCAAAAGATAAGGGATTTTGACCGGTCTATATCAGGGTCGAGTACGTTAGTTGGTGAATATGAAAAGGGTTTTTCCGGTGCTTTCAAAAAAATAGGCATGGCCATAGCGGGAGTTATGGCAGCATTTGTCGCCGTTCGTGGTATAACTAATTTCTTAGGTGCATCTTTAGAAGAGTATGGAAAGCAGGCAACGGCTGAAGCTCAATTGTTATTTGCTTTGAAGGGTAGAAAGGATGAACAACAGGCATTAATAAAACAAGCAGGAGAATTACAAAAAGTTAGTTTATTTTCTGATGAAGATATATTACAAAGTCAACAATATTTAGCAAGTTTAGGTCTTACTAAAATACAAATAGAGAATATTACAAAGGCTGCTGTTGATTATGCTGCTGTTTCTGGTAAGGATTTAAACGGTGCGATGATTGAGTTAACAAAAACAATGTCTGGCACGTTGGGTAAAGGATTAGGAAAGTTAATGCCGGAATTACAGCGATTTTCTAAAGAAGAATTGGCAGCGGGAGCGGCCATTGATGCAGTTAGTAAAAAATTTATCGGACAGGCTCAAGTTGTCGCAGAAAGTGGTACAAGTCCGATTAAGATGCTTGGCAACGCATGGGGTGAAGTTAAAGAAAAGATCGGCGGTTTTGTCGCGGGTGCGATTATGCCGATGGTGTCAGGTTTAAAGGACTGGTTATTTAGGATAACTGAAGTTAATGAAGCGTCAAAAAGGCATATTAGAACACAAACGGAATCCATTATTCAGTCTAAAAATGAAGCCAGTTATTTACAAAGTTTATTAATAACTTATAATTCATTAACTCAAAATGGATTAGTACCTAATGAAAATCAAAGTCAGGAATTAATTAACACTATTGCACTTCTAAAGGGTGAATTAGGCGATAATATTTTTGTCATTGATAAGGAAACCGGACAATGGATGTTAAATACACAGGCTGTTCAGGACAATGTAAAAGCTAAACAGGATGCCGCCGCCGGTGGTGAAGCTGAATTAATCAAAACAGCGACTGAAACAAAAATAAAACTTGACGAACAAAATACAACACTTGACATTTCAATAGCAAAATTAAAAATACTCAAAAATCAGATTAACGCAAATTCCGAAGCAAGTAGACAATTTGAATTTTTAAAAGAAGAACCGGCATTGGCGGTAAAAAGACTTAACAGCGATTTGCAAAGTTTGCAACTTGCTAAGGACGCAACTGAAGAACAAAAAAATCAATATAATGCACAAAGAGATAATATTTTTCTTTTAAAACAATATTTTGAAGTACAGGGAGAGGTATCTGGTCAAGAAGGGGGCGTTAAAAAATTAACAAAAGCCTATGAAAATTTAACAACAGGTTTAACGGATCAGTTAAATTTAACAGGTGAAGAGGTAAAGTCAAAAATCGAATTAACCAAAGCAGAAATTAAAGCCGGTGAAACAAAAGCGGAATTAAATAAATTATCTATTGAGCAACTTAAGAGCCTGACTGATGCCGAAATTCTGGCAAAAAATACCACAAAGGATGTAGTTAATGAGATAATTATATCCAAACAAGCCGAAACCGCCGCTATTGACGCCGTGAAAAATATGTCATTAGAGGCATTAGAGGCCGCCGTTGCTGAAGGTGGGGAAGAACTTAGAATTTTGGGAGTTAATAAAGGTGTCATTGATGAAATTATTAAGAAGAAAAAAGAAGAGCAAGCACAATCTGAAAAGCGTAATGCTGAAAATGAAAAACAACTTCAGACCAGACTAAAATATGAAAAGGAAATTCAGGATGCACGAATTGCAAATATTGCAAATGGAACGGCACGGGAAATAGCAGCCGAAAACCAACGGAGAGCAGACAAAGAAACCGAAATTAACAGAGAGGTCAAAGATCAGACCTTGAAAAATCAGCTATTAGAAGCTAATCAATTGCAGCATATTGCAAATTTGAATAAAATTACTGAAGGTTTAGAGCCTGAAATTCAACAAATAATTATCAAAGAGAACAAAAGTTATGAAGAAAGCATTAAGAACGAAAAGTTAACAGTCGAACAAAAGAAAACTATTTGGGAAAACCATTATAATTCGATTACTGATATAATTCAGACAGCTGAATATATTGCGGTATTGAAAAAACTTGGTGATACTGAATTAAAAAACTTACAAGCCGAAACCACAAAGGCTATTAAAGAAGAAAATCATAAATGGGAGTTAATGAAGCAAACATTAACAGAGGGGTCGGATGAATATAAAGCGGAATTTGCCGAACATGAAAAGCAATTAATTGACATTAATAAAATTGCCTCACAGGTCAAGGAATTTGCCGCCAAACAAGACACTGAAAGAATTAAGAAAGCATTTGACCGTGAAACATTATTACGTGAAACGGCTTTTAACTTAGAATATGCCGCGCTTGGAGATGATGAAAAGGCAAAGAAAGCACTCAAGGAAAAGTACAATAGTGAAGAGTTAGCACGGCAAAAAAAATTTTATGAAGATCAGATAAAACTTGCTCAGGATAAATTAAATTTGGATACAAAGGAAGAGGTCGAAGGTGTCGAAATGGTCGGGGGTCAAGCTGTTATTAAATACAAAACCGTTCCTTTAACTGATGAAGAAAAAGAAAGTTTACAGGCACAAATCGATAAGGCTGGCAATGAATTATCAGGAATTAAAGTTAAAATAACTGAAGTAGAACCTGAGAAAAAAATATTTGGTTTTACAGAAGGAGAATTTGATAAAAAAATTAATGAAGTTGCAAGTTATATCGGAGGTGTGCAGGAACTTTGGGCATCATTCGATCAAATGCGGGCTAATAAAGAGCAGGCTTCTTTTCAGAAATTCGAGGCAAATCAGAATAAAGAAAAAGCCGCATTAAAGAAAAAATTAGATTCTGGTGCGATTTCACAAATTGAATATGACAAAAAGATAGCAAAGATTGAAGAGGAGGGAGAAAAACGTAAACGGCAAATAGCATATGATGAAGCCAAAAGGACTAAACGAAATGCAATATTTGAGATTATAATTGGAACAGCTGTAAGTGTGGCTAAATCTTTATGGAATCCATTTCAAGCAATATTAGCAGGTGCATTAGGATTGGCAAAATTAGCAATAGTCATGGCGCAACCTTTGCCCGAACTTGCAAAAGGTGCTAAAATAACGGAGCCGACAAAGGCAATAGTCGGTGAGAAAGGTGTCGAAATTGGAGTGAGAGAAAAAGACTTGGATAAGATTATAAAGAAAAAAGATGAAAAGATTGAATTAAACAGGCAGTATATCGAGATATATGACAAACCACAGGTGAAAGAAATTGAGGCATCCAAAGAAAATTCCTTTTTGGTTATTCCTATGGCTAAAATTCAGGAGAAATTAAACAAAGAAATTGAAACAAATGAGATCGAAAAGACTTTTAATACTAATATATTTAAGAATGATAAAAGTGTTATAAATACTGATTCAATCAATAATCTAAATGAATACATAAATACCAGGAAAATTTTTAATACAAAAACTGAGGACATTATCAGTAAAAAGTCATTTGAGGATAATCAAAATATTATTAATAATAAGAGAATTTTAAATTCAAAAATATTCGAGAATAATGAGGACATCCTGACATATATCACTAAAATCAATAAAGTAGCTAAAGGTTCAGTAATAAAAGGACAAGGGAACTGGGATGCTGACAATATTCTGACATGGACATCACCTGATGAAGCTGTTATAAATGCACGGTCGTTAAAAGAAAAAGACACCTATACAATGACCGGCACACCACTACAGATAGCAAGTCAGATTAATACTTTGAAAGGTTATGGTGTAGCATTTGCAAGTTACGGCAAACCACCTTCAAAGACAATCACAAATAATAATTCAGTTGACATAAATACGATTAGGAATATCGTAAACGAAACCGTGTCAGGTATTAAGAACATTCCGGTAACGGTACTTGAAAATGATATAACACAAACACAAAGGCTGGTAGAAGTTGCAACGCATGCAGGGGATATCTGACATTTATATTGTAGCAGGTGGTAACTCTCTGCGTGGGTTTGATTTTAAACGGTTAAAAAATAAAGAAATCATTGCTGTAAATGAAAGCCTGCATTTTGTACCGTTTGCACAAACTTTAGTGGCATTAGATAAGGATTTTTATACCAGAAATTGTATTATTTCAGACTTTCCAAACCACGAAATTTGGCTCAAAACCTATACAGGCAGAATGTATAACGACCGGAATGTACCTGGGACTATCCAAATACCATATCATCCTGCGAACAATTCTGGATTTATGGCCGTGAAATTAGCTATTGAAATGCAACCTAAACGAATATTTCTACTTGGTTATGATATGCACCGTATTAAATATGTTCACTTTTACGATAACATTCCGATTGAGTATTCCGAGATTTGGAGTTCAACAAAGATATGGATTGAGAATTTAGAATATGACTGTGAAATAATAAATGTTTGTTTGGATTCCAAAATTGAAATCTTCCCTAAAATTTCACTCGAAAATTTACCTATTTAGTACATTTTTGTGTACATGTCTATTTTGACATTTTTTTTAAGTGAGGTTATTTTTGCGGAAATAACTTTAAAATTTAAAAATCATGAGTATATCTGTTTATACAAAAACATGTGCAAAAAATGTATCAGGCATAACTAAAGTTTTATGGACTGAAATTGGCAATATTGCAACAGTGACAATAGGAACAGGTGAAGTTACTGCTATCACAATGGATACTGGAAAAAAGTTTCAGGAACATAATTGCGAAATCGATTCTGTTGAATTGAAAATGGATGGCGAAGCCTCTACTGTTGCTTTTCAGACAAATTCTATTGAGATGGGATTTGCCAAACTTTCTACTGCGATGTTAGCGATGAAAACAGCCCTTATTGATGGTGCTGCTTGTGGACTTGCTGGGATTGCAAAAGATGGAAATGGTCAATGGTATTTGGTAGGTTATAATGATACTGAAAAGGCTGATCGTCCTTTAAATAATGTAAAACATAATTTCACTTCTGGTAAAAAACCTGATGATAAAGCTGGTAATATGTTTACGATAACTGTTTCAGGCATTTCCGGTTATGACATTGTGCCGTTTAATACGACTTTAAATACATCCCTTTCAGCAGAAAGCACAGCCGCAACAGCATTTTGCACATTTAATTGATAATTATGTATAAAGTAGTCGAAACACAAAAAGACAAAGGTTCAACGGTTACATGTCTTAAACACCCTATCGGAATACCACTCATTATATATTTGGACTTAGCAAATCAGAAAGAGTTAAAATACCTTTTTGAAATCCAACATCCGTTTGTGTATAAAGAGGAACCAAAGGAAAAAAAACCAAAGCCGGTAAAGGCTAAATAAATGGAGGGGGGCGGTAACGCCCCTTTTTGTTATGCCATATCCTTTAGAACATGCAGCACGTGTTCGCAATCCAGATGAATTTTTAAAAGGTAAAGATGATTGGGGAAGTAAAGATCTTACAGATGGGATTCGTATAATTATCGGACGCCTGAAAACAACTGGCAAATGGGTAACACAAACTTATCGATTTGATGCAAAAAAATTCACCATTGATGAAGCAAAGAAATTGCTTAAAGATCACAAAGTAACATATATAAGTTTTGAACCTGCAAAATCATGAGTTTAATCACACGAAAAGAAGTTATTGCATTAGCAATTAAGAGGACTTTCGACGAAAGCCTTGTTAATTATAATGATATTGTTAGTGCCGAAAATCAGTATATTAAGGCAATTTTAACCGAAGATTTGTATGATAATATTATTGTAAGCCCTTCGAGTTATTACATTGATTACTTGGATTCGAGTGCTTTTACGGTTAACTACGTGTCCGGTGACCTGACAGCAAATGACACGGCTATAACTGGAATCACAAAAGCCGATCCGGCGGTATTCACTCTGGCCGGACACGGATTCATAAACGGTCAGGAAATTAGAATAAATAAACCTACTTCCAAAGCTGACAGTGAGTGGACTGTCTGGGATTCACGTATTTTCGTGGTATCTGATAAGGATACAAATACCTTCAAACTTAAAACATCTTTACAAACTGAATATATTAAACCGGTTTTAGCTTATTATGTCATTTATGATATTTATAATGAGTTATTTGTGGAACTTTCAGAGCGTGGTATTTATCATTTGACTGCTAACAATGCAAATATTATCAGTAATCAGACGCGGACAGAGGCACGTAATGACTTTTATCGGAAAGCTCAAAGCCTTTCGAGGGTTTTAAAAATTTATATTGAAGACCAGGTAGAGGATGAAGTCACTGTTTATTTAGACTATTATGCTTCGGGTGAAACGAATGATGTAAATTCCGAGTTGGTAAATAAAGGTGGTAACGCTAAACGGTCAAATCATATTTAGATTATTCATTATAAAATTTAACACCTTTATTTTTCAAAATTTCCATTATTTTAATTCCACATTCCAAACAAAAATCGCAGGTATCGTAACTATTTATTACAACATCTGTCATTCTTTTTTCTGTAATATTTGTATGCATTATTTAAGATTTAAAAGTTCCAATTGCTGCTCTATTAATAGTCTTATTTTGTGCGCCGCCGCCGCTGGCATTTTCTCCATGCAATTTGTAATATATTCCTGCAAAATTATCTCAGTAATTTTACGTTCCATTTCATCATTCATAATATATCAGTGTTGTGTTTATAAATTCATAACCAGGTATCCATATAGTTCGACCGGTGGGTTGCAATATATATCCATAAGTCACATTTGACCAGAACAAACGGGCTTCCAAAAGTTCATCATGGTCTGGTATTTCAAAGTGAACTATATCACCCTCTTTATAATATTTGTTACCTAATTTGATAATCTCAAAACCATACTTTTTAAGCACTTCCAGAATTTGGGATTCATATTTAGTCGGGATTTGGCGGTTATAATTCAATGCCTGCCTGATCGTGCCGAATGGAAGTTTGCATTCACGTTCCAAGCCTTTAATATTTATCAGCAGGTGCGTTTTTAAAAAATCTTCAATATAAATCATGACACAAAGATACAAATATGTTCACTAAAGTGTACATGCTTATTTTGACTTTTTTTTAACACAAGGTTATTTTTGCGGAAATGAATGTGAAATACATACGCAACCAAGAAAGTGCTGACATATTCTTATATGGAGAAATAGGTAATATAATTGATGGTAATCTGATTGCGCAGCAAATTCGTTCTTTGGATTCTTTTGGAGTTAAAATTATCAATGAATACATTAACTCCGAGGGCGGATCAATCATAAACGGATTAAGCATTATAGCAGCGAATATACGGGCGGCGGCCGACATCCACACGTTTAACGATGGAGTGGCGGCGAGTATGGCAGGGATAATTTATCTTTCAGGAAAGAAAAAATTCATGCTTGATTACGCCCGTTTAATGCTACATGAGCCGAATTTTTGGGGGCAAAGTATTGATGATATTGAAGAACCAGAAAAGATAGCATTAATAAATTTCAGGGATATGCTTGTTCAACTGACAATGAAATCGTTGAATAAAACAAAAGAAGAAATTGAGGGGATGTTAAAGGCCGAAACATGGTATAATGCCGAAGAGGCTCAAAACATGGGATTAGTGGATAAGATTTTGACTGTAGATTTTAGCAAACAATTGAAAAACCTCACACCGACTCAAATATATGCAAAAATTGCTGCAAAATATGAAATTGATAAAGCAAAAAATGAATTAATTAATATCAAAATGGAAAAACTCGCAAAATTACTTAATGTCGCAAATGTCGAGGATGAAATGACCTCTAAAGTTCAGACTATGTTTGCCGAAATAGCAACTTTAAAAACTTCAATTACTGAAAAGGATAAACTTTTACAGGAACGTGGTGATGCGAATGCTTTACTTGTTACCGAAAAGGGAACTCTTCAGGAACAAATTGATGCTTTAAATCTTAAACTCAAAGAATTTGAAGATAATCAGAAAACTGATTTAATTCAGAATGCTATTGATATCGGAAAAATCATGGCAACGGAAAAGGAATCATTTGCAAAACTTGACATCACAAATTTAAAAGCTGTCTTAAAAGGTATCCCAGACGCTCCGACTTCAGTTATGGATATCATCAATAAAGGTAAAAGTAACGGAGAAAATAACCTCAAAGACGAATACAAGGCGGCTTTTAAAAAAGGCACTCTGGCAAAAATTAAGTCAGAAAATCCTAATCATTATAAAGAATTGTTCAATGCAATGTATGGAAAGGAATTGAAATAATGGCACAAAGTACAATGGACGGTGTCCTGAATCAAGGGACATATAGTTTAACATTAAAGACAATGCCGGCTACTTCGAGTGAAACGGTGAATTTGCCTTTGACTTGTGAATTGCTTTCAAATTTAACACCTAATACCACCTATGCCTTGACAATTTCGCAACCAATTACGATTGCAAAGTGGACGGTAATGAGTGCTGCAATGACATTGAACTTGACCATTACTTCAGGCATTCAAAAAGGTGCTTTACTTTATGGTTATTTTCTTTCAGATGGAACGGCGCGCCACGTAACCGGCGGGACTGGAACTGATACTTTGGTGGCCGCAGGAACTTTAAGTAAAGCAATTTGGTGTACGTGGGTTTATGATGGAACCACTTTCGATCTTGTAAACGTTTATACGACCACATAATGACACAATATTTAAATCATCCTTTTGGGGCAATTCAAACAGCTACCTTGACAGCTTCAGGTAATCAGGCCATTTCTATAAACGCCCAAGTGACGTATATAGATGGCACGACAACCGGATCGACGGCGGGGCGTACTTTGATATTGACAATAGGATCAGAAGTAAAGGCAGGTGCATTAATTCACTTGGCAGCCGCAGCCGCTTCGGGAGGTGGAAATATGGTTTTCTCAACTGGTTTCATAGCCACAACACATGCGCAGGCAAACACAAAAACACACGTTCAATCATTTTTTTATAACGGTACGACATTTTATCCGATGGCAGAAATTTTACAAGTAAATTAATCATGGCAAACGATTTATTATATCCATTTGGCGCAGCCGATTCACAGGCATTAACAGCTACAGGTGCGCAGGCATTGACTATCACTGACAATGTGACTATCCTTGACGGTGTGACAGTCGAGGCAACAGGCAACAGAACTATAAACCTGACTATTTCGGCACTATTAAAAGCAGGTGCATTGATTCATCTGGCTTCAAAAACCAACGGTACAGAAACGACAATATTTGGTACAGGTTTCACGGCTCCAACCATAACAGGCGAAGCCGGAAAAACTTATACACAAAGTTTTAATTATAACGGGACGACTTTTTACCCCGTCGGAAATTACGTAAAAGTAGACTAACAATTTAAATTTAAATAAAATGGCAATTCAAAAAGAAATTTGGGAACAATGGATAGGTGAGAATTTGTTTCAGGACAATGAATTTATGAATCTGGCTTTCAATGCAGATATGTTCGTTGATAATTTAACAGTTCACCTTCCCACAGCGGGAACTCCTGCGGGGGTAACAAGGAATCGTACTTCTTTACCGGCCACAACTGTTCAAAGAACAGATGCAATTTCGGATTATACGATTAATGAATATACGATCGACCCTACTGTTATCACAAATGCGGAACAAGTTGAGTTAAGTTATGATAAAATAGCATCTGTTTTATTTGACACAATGGGGCAATTACGCGACACGGTAGGAAATAACATGCTATATCATTGGGCTCCAACCGTATCAACTTATATCACACGTACAACCGGAAGTTCAACAGCATGTCATACTACCTCAGCTACAGGAACGCGTAAACGTATACTTGCAGTTGACTTGATGACAGCAGCTAAAATTTTAACTAAAGCTAAAGCTCCGGGTGCAGATCGTTATTGTATGCTTGACCCTGATATGTATGAACAGCTTTTACTTGACTTGAAGTTTGGAGAATTTCGTACTTCGGTAAAAGAGGCCGATACTGAAAAAGGTGTAATCGGTGATCTTTATGGATTCAAAATTATGCAACGGTCAAGTGTTTTAACTTATGATAACACCGGGACGCCCGTTCCAAAGACTATTTCAGCTACAACTGGATTACCCACAGGAGCTGCAACGGATAACGCCGCTGCTCTTTGCTGGTCAGCAAGTTGTGTTGAAAGAGCTTTTGGCGACATTAAATTCTTTGAAAAAATCGGTGATCCTCTGTTTTATGGTGATGTTTATTCAGGCTTAGTTAGAGCTGGTGGACGGAAACGCAGATATGACGGCGTTGGAGTAGTCGCAATTGTTCAGACTTTACTCACTTAGAGGGGTGCTTTTTTCATAGTTTTGGGTTGGAGGGGGACGCAAATGTGTCCCCTTTTTAATAAAAAAAATGAAATGAAAAGACTTATATTTATTTTATGTTTGCTACCTCTCTTAAATTTTGGTCAGGCGGTGAAATTTATGAATACGTGTGTAATTACAACAGATTCAACGTTTACAATTCCGGTGCCGGAACAGGAAGATTATCAGTATGATTTAGGAATTCAGGTTGAATGGTATGGATTGGCTGGTACTTTGGATGGTGAAATTATTTTAAAACATACTATGGCAGGTGATACGATAACGTGTGAATATGGAACTGACATGAATGAACTTTGGGATTCCGCAACCGGTTATACATATTTTGAACTTTATGAAGTGACAGCGACATCTATACAGTTATTTTTTGATATAAATTCAATTACAACCGGAACGGTTAATGCGTGGGTAATTTATAAAAGAAAACGATAATGAAAAAGATAATATTTTTAATATGTTTTTTGACTGCCTTTGTGGTGAGTGGACAAAATACTCACAGGCTAAGTAATCACATTGATCTTTCAATGTATAATTTGGATGTCGATACGGTTACGGCAAATTATTTAATTTGGCCAGATATAAATGGAGGTGCTGATATTGGTACGATAGGAATACGATTTAATCATATATGGGGCGATACCATTCATGCGAATGTTTTTACTAATACAGATTTTGTTTTGGGTTCGACGGCTTCGGATTTGACCGTTAATGCCGATACCGTGAAAGGTGACGCTGTTTATATAGGTTCGGTTTTGGATTTTACTGGCAATGTTTCGGGTTCAATTTTTTATGGAACGACATTTACAGGAGCTTTGACCGGTGATGTGACTGGTAACGTAACTGGTACAAATTGGACTGGTGCATTGAGTATATCAGGAAATGCTACATTAGGCGACGCCGTGACAGATGAACATGCTTTTAACGGACGTTTAGCATCTGGATATTTTCAAAGTATGTCAGATATTTCAGTATTAACACGACAGCATATAATTTCAGGGAGTGCAAAATTAACAGGTGTTAATCCTTTCAATGGAAAAACACAAATGCAAGGTGGATTTTTTTCTATTCAAATTGATACAAGTTCAACAGCATTATCAACAGCGGTGAGCGTTTATGGTTCTGAGAGTAAAGCGACTTTGGATAGGGATTGTTCTGATGCAACCTCATTGATGATCGGAGCATTAAATAAAGTTTCAATTAGAAAAACGACAGTTTTTGCAGGCACTGCAATAGGTACTTATTCGTTTTTGGGACGTGATAATACCTCAATAACAGCTCAGGGATATAATTATTATGCTGAAATGACCGCAAGCGGTTTTACGGCATCAAGTATTTTAGGAACGAAGGCTAATACATGGGATTATGGTATTAATTTTAATTTAGCCACTTTTAATACAGCCGATTTAATATTGATGAATGGTGAAACAATTGATAATTTAACGGACGGTCAAATAACGATAACGGGTGATTTAGAGGTGACTGGAAATGTAACAGGAGTAGGATTTTATGGAAATGTAATTGGAACAATTACCGGCGATATTACAGGCAACGTAACAGGAAATTTGCTTGGCAATGTTACCGGAGATGTGACCGGAAACGTAACAGGAAATTTGACTGGAAATATAACTGGAGATTTGACAGGAAATAGTTATGGCACTCATTATGGTGATGTAGGTTCTGCAGGAACTTGTTATGACATTTATGCCGATACAGTTTATGGATGTTCAGATATTGTTATAAAGGCAGGTTCAAATTTAAACATTCAGGATTCCGTTGCGGCTGCTTTTTGGAAAGGTAATTTAGTAGGAAATAGTCATATAACCGGATTTGACACTATTGCATCAACATCATATTTATCGGATGGAACTTTAAAAACTATATCAGGAGTTGTTACCGGATTGGTTTCGTTAACAGATGGGACAGCAAGTTGGCTAACTTCGCATTTAACAGGATTCGACACAATAGCAAGCACTTCATATTTAAGTGATGGGACTTGGAAATCAATAGCTGGGGTTCAGACTGGTTTAGTGAGTTTAACAGACGGTACAAGTGCTTGGGTAACTGATCACCTTACAGGATTTGATACAATCGCATCGACTCACTATATTACCGATGGTAATTTTAAGACAGTAGCGGGTGTAATTTCGGGAGTAGTAAGTATCACAGATGGGACGGCTTCGTGGGTAACTAATCACCTAACCGGATTCGATACTATCGCTTCGACTTCATATTTAACAGACGGCACTTTTAAAACTAAGGCAGGTGTTTTGTCCGGTGTAGTAAGTATTACGGACGGGAGTGCTCAATGGATAACTAACCACTTGACTGGTTTTGACACGATTGCAAGCACAAGTTATTTGACCGATGGAACTTTTAAGGCAAAGGCCGGTGCGGTAACAGGGGTTACAACTTTAACAGGGGGTGAATTAACAGCGACGGATTCCGTTTGTACTCCGGTTATTTGGCTTGGTGATAAGAAATTCATTAATCGTTTAGATACACTTTGTGTTGTACATGGAACGGATACATTGAGAATAATGCCAACAAGATAAGGATGTATGCGATATATAATCATATTACTGATATTTTTATCTTTAAATTGCCTTTCACAAACAGTTTATAAAGGTTTTGCACCACAATTTTCAGGGCGGGCTTCTGATACTGCCAACGGTTTTATCATGCGAAATTCCGGAAGCGGGTACTCAGGATTGTATCTTATTCGACAAACAGATACTGCGAAATTCCAGGTTAATACATCGGGTATTCTGGATTTGATTTTTGCCGATGTATTCAAAATAAATACTACCAGTTTAGTCATCAAAAATTTGTCTGCAAAGTCATATCAGACCGTTTTAAGTATTTCAAATGATACCATTTATACAACTGATTTAAGTAGCATTTTTGCCCCTATCTCAGATACGTCTTTGTGGGCATTATCAGGTGATGATATTTACAACAAAAACACCGGTAATGTCGGTATTGGTAAAACACTCCCAGTAGCTAAGTTGGATATATTCGGAAATAAGACTACTGACGATTTATTTATCGTTTCAAATGACATTGACGGTATTAATGACAGTTTGGTAACTATTAATTCCGAGGGTCATGTAGGTATAGGAACAACAAATCCATTGTATTCTTTAGATGTGATGACGGATTTATTATATATCAATGCTCACATCGGATCAAATAATGCAGATGCAGGATTATATCTCATTTCAAATAGTAATAGTAGTGCATATTTAGCGGGTGGTGCTAATCTTTTAATAAATAATTGGATTGCAAAAAGTACACAGGCGATTTTGATAGGTGGATATTCTGGTAATATAAAGATGTTTGCAGATACAGGTTTAACGGTTGGAAATACATTTACACCGACAAATAGATTCACAATATTAGGGAGTAATGGCAACGTTGGTATCGGTGATGATACACCTGATGCAAAGTTGGAAGTGACAGGAAATATACTTTTAAGCACTGGAGCGGATAGAACGATTAAAATTGAGGATGCAACCGGTAACGGATATGCTATGTGGATTTATGGCGGTTTAGGTGCAAATGGTTACAATGGAGGCGACGTAAACATTCAGGGAGGTGATGGCACCGGTGATACTCAAATAGGTGGAGATGTCTTTGTTTGGGGCGGAGATGGCAATAACGGAACGGACGGGAGTGTATATATCGGTATTGATGAAAGCGGTAACAAAACGAAGGCACAAACGTATTTAGGAACAGTAATAGAAGACAATGTTTCCGATTCCGTTTTGGTATTGTCTTCCGAAAATATTTTAAGCTGGACTTCAAAGGCTGGTTTAGTTGGTAGTAGTGGCATTCAATTAATTAAGCATGGCAACGGCATGAACTTTTTGGATATCACTCCTATTTCAGCAGCATATCGAATCGAGATGGGTATCCCTTCAACACTTTCAGATAGATCAATTAATGACACAACAGAACACTCACATACACACGAAATAGATACGACCAGAATACCGACTTTTTTCGACACAATAAGTTGGCTGGCAACGCAAAGCGATTTAACAAATTCGAATTACTGGACATGGGTGGATTCTGGCACTGATACGCTGAAAAATAATAAGACGGGGGTTTTATATTTTACAACAGACATTTTAACAGATAGGCAGTTAAAAAGAGAGGATAATACAATTTTGGGAAGGAATGCCGGTGGTACTACGCTTGCACATACCACGATGAATGAAGGTTATTATAATACTATTTTGGGAGGTGAAGCAGGAAAAGGAATGACAACAGGTTATGAGAACACCTTTGCTGGTTATAAAGCAGGATATGCAAATAAAACAGGATATTATAATACAGCGGTTGGCAAAGGCTCACTTCAAACTGATATTTCTGGTTATTATAATACAGCTATTGGCTGGGCGTCATTAGAATCAGCAACATCTATCATATATAATACAGCCGTTGGAGCGTATGCTGGGAAAAGTTTATTGAATGGTAATTCAAATAGCTGTTTGGGATATATGTCTTTATACTATAACAAAACTGGCACTAATAATGTCGCTATTGGGGATAATGCAATGAAGGGTGCTTCGGCATATAGTCAAACAGCGAATACGGCTATTGGTAGCGGGGCGTTGTTTAAAATTGGTGATGCTGGGAATAATAATGTAGCCGTTGGTTATAATGCTGGGCTAAGCCTCGTGACAGGTGACGCTAATGTTTTCTTAGGTTATCAGGCAGGGTATTCCGAAACAGGATCAAACAAACTTTATATTGAAAATTCAAATTCAGCGACGCCGTTACTTTTGGGATATTTCGACTTAGATAGTTTGGTTGTTAATGGTGATTTGACAGTCACGGGTACGATAACAGGAACGCTCACAGGATACTCTCAGGTTGGACATTCACATGACCAAATAATTGAGGGAAATTCTGAAATTGATGTAATTGATGCGGGGACAGGGGCATTAAGTTTTGGCGTTGACGGTGTTGAAATTGCACGCATAACGGATGGGCTGAGCATCGGTAACACATCCACAGCGTCGGCAAAGTTGCGAGTGTACGGAAATAAGACTACAAATAATCTGGCAATATTTGACAATGATGCTGATGCCACGAAAGATAGTTCAGTTTGTGTGAATAAATTAGGTCACATGGTATTAGGAGGAGCAATAGCTAATGCTACATTACAGGTCAATGGAGGTTTGATTTTAGGATATATAAAGACATCTGATGATGAATATCGTTGTACCGGAGACAATTTCTTTGTAGAATATACTGGAAGTGTAAATAATGCTATAATGCTTTTGCCAGTTGAAGTCGCGGGACAAATAATAGTGATTATTAATAATAATACGGATGGAATTGGTAATTTATTAGTAAAAGATGATAGTGGAACTACAACAATAAAGACAATGCTAAAAGCTACAAAAGCAATATTTATTTGTGATGGAATTTCATGGATGACAATGTTACCAACATAAAATAAATCAAATGAAAACTGATAAAAAAAATTGGGGACAAATAGCAGCAATTTTTACAATAATTGCTTTATTATTAGGATGGGTATTTTCTGCCGGTCAAGCATCCGGTAGATATAAAGATCATGAAAAAAGATTAATTCAAATTGAAGGAAAAATGTTCAAAATTGATGTCTTAGATACAAAAATGGATATGCTTCTAAATCATTTCAAATTGAATTACCGGGATACATCCGTTTATTTAAAAAATAATAGAAAAATACAATGAGAAAATCTAAGATTCTTAAAAAATTGGAATCTGACATTGAAAATGCCTTGTCCGAAACTCCATTAGATTTGAAAAAAATTGCAGATCTTCAGACTCAATATACAGAATTGAAAAGGAAAAGACCAGGAAAAATATTGAGATACCTAAAATCTTTAGGGGCTAATTTTAAGGTCAAAGTAGGTTATCAGGGATATTTTTATGATGAACAACAAAAAGCAGAAAAACGATACAGGGAGGGCAAAATATGAAAAAGATCAAAGAACTTTTAAAAAAAACCTGGGCTGTTTTGGACGGTAACAAAGCATGGTTATTGACTACTGTTGAAGCTGGAATCTTGCAATTTGGAGATAAAATAATGTCTTCTGATACAAAAAAAATTTCCCTTTGGGCAGTTGGTTTATTAATGATTATTGCAGGTGTCCAGCGTATATTGCCTGAAAAACTTGGTGGAAAAAATTCATTTTCACCCGATAAAGGTCATTAATATGATTAAGGTTAAATTTTTAATTTTTATATGTCTTATCGGAATTCTGACAGCTTGCAATTCACTTTATTATTCTCTCAGGACTAAACCCGAACTTTTTGATAACCGGAATGTCAAAATACCAGTCGGATATAATCTTATTTTTGAGGATAATTTTAATGATACCATAAATCCGATCTGGAAAAAGTCGATGTATTGGTCGCCTCCGATTTTCAATGAATCTTTCCCGGGTTCAGGATACTATGCCTCTGAGAATGTAATAGAGAGCGATAGCAGCATTCAACTCTGGACTAAGGTAATGCCCAGAAAATTCTTTAATCATCTCACAGGCGACAGCGTGATGATTGAGCAAAGTATTGGAGTGATAGACTTATATAATTTTGTTTATGATATTTCTTTAGATAAAGAATATGCAATATTTTGTAGAACAAAAATGCCAGATAATTTGCAACAATGGCCTGCATTTTGGACATATTCTTTAGAAGGCTCCCAGGAAATAGATATTTTTGAATATTGGAATGTGGATGAATTTACAACAAACATTCATATTAATGGACGGATGTATCTAAAATATCATAAGATTACTGACCCAAACGGATACCATATCTATGGTATACAAGTGATACCAGATATGGTCAGATTTTCATTCGACGGATATATTTTTCGGGAAGTGAAAGTGAATATTTTTCAGAAAATGACGGTGATCTTAAATAATGGTGTTACGCCTTATGCCCCGACTTGTTTAAATATTGATTGGTTTAAACTTTATAAAAAGTAATTAGAATCGTTCTAAATTACGGTTAGATGAAGATTTCTCTTGCTTTTACTGTTTTTATAAATTACTTTTGTTGTACTAAAATCATTTGATTTTGGTTAAAATTGACTGAGAGGGAGGTGTGGTTATCTCCCTCTTTTTAAAATAAAAATTATGTCTAAAAAACAAATCAAAATCGAAAAAGAAGCAGCTTGGTATGCAACACAAAAACATGGTGAAATGCCTTCATCACAAATTGATGGTAAAATAAATCCTGCTTATGGAAATTGGTGGGATATTTTTTATGCATATTTTTATGGTGCTTCACGTGAATATAAAGGCAAAGTCCCTGAAGATTTCAGAAATTATTTTCCAGATTAAATTTAAAAATCTAAAAATTAAAAATCATGTTAACAAAAGAAAACGAAAAAGCAATTTATGAATTACTCGATGTACTTACACCATTCAGCGGTTTACTCGAATTTGGTACTGATTTAGCTATACCGCTTGGAGTATCTCAATTGGATAAAAGAGTATTGGATAAAATAAATATTCAATATCATCCGATTATTAATGAGATAATTTCTGCTATCCTCATTCAAAAAGATTATGAATTGGCAAAACAAAAAACGGCTGAATTACTCACTCAATTAATTGACACACCATTAATTGATGGCACACCGGACGAACTTATAGCTTATGATGGTTTACTGGATTTTTTACAAATTGTTATTGAAGGATTATTAAATAAATCAAAAAAAGAAAATGTGGCATAAATTCTATCAATTTATAAAAAAGACTTTCAGGAATTCTAAATCATATAAATTTCGAGAAAGATATATTTACCCAAAAAAATAATGTTCTTTGATTTATGGGCGTGATCGGCTTAGATATAAATGATTAGTTAATCATTCAGGCGGTAAAGTCAGCATATTACCTTAAAATTGCTGAAATTTGGATAAATGGCATATTTGCTTTAAATCCTGTTATTGAGCAGCGTATAGCGGCTTAATAACCGGGAAACTATTCCTGGGAACAGAAAATAGCAGTTTCCAAATTCAAAAATTTGGTGGTGGAGGCTTTTTAATTGTCAATAGTTAGCCCTAAAAGCCTGTTAATGTGATTAGATTATTATTTATAGACCAGGGTTCGATTCCCTGCACGTCCACATCGATCTAACAATGTAAAGCTGGCAGGTTTTATGGATATTAAGTTATCTGGGTAAAAAAAGCATTTTATTATAGCTCCTGCCAGCCGGTTGTTAGCTTTTAAATTCAAATTAAATGACACTTCGGGAAAAACAATCTATCTTCATATTTAATGTTGCTTTATTAATTATTTGGACAAATAAGCGTGAAGATGGAAAAAAATTTCGACTTACTGGTGGTGAACTATGGAGAACCGATGAACAGCAAGCTATATATCTGAAAGAGGGCAAAACAAAATTAAAGCGAAGCCGGCATCAGGATAGATTAGCGATTGATCTTAATCTTTTTATTGACGGCAAATATCAGATCGATAAAGAGGCTTATAAGCCATTGGCGGAATATTGGAAGTCCTTAAATCCAGATAATATAGCTGGTTATGATTGGAATTGGGACGCGAATCATTTTGAAATGCGGCTTTAAATAACAAAAAATACGTCGAAATTGAAGTTTTACCGAATCAGATTAATTGGTATTTGAATGATTTATTAGTCAAAACTCATTCCGACTATCTACCAGGGGATGGAAAATTTCAGTTGAAAATGGGCATCGGAGCGGAAAAATACGCTGAAGTACCGGCGGTTTTCAACATTTCATATCTACGAATTTTGTCAAAATAATATGGATTTCTACGAATCAAAATGGGCTGGCAGTTATGGAAATAAATACACCGATCGCTGTGGTGTGAATTATAAAGATCGTATTGATATTTTTAAAAAATTATTATCCGGATTACAACTTAATAGTATTTTGGAAGTTGGTTGCAATCGAGGACATAATATCAGAGCTATAAAAGAAACGAAAATTTCAGAAATAAGAGGTGTCGAAATAAATAAATACTCAATAGATCAAGCGTTTGATAAAATAGATATAATTAAAGGTAGTATTTATAATATTCCTTTTGTAGATTGTATTTTTGATTTGGTATTTACGGCTGGTGTTTTGATTCATATTCCCACAAAAAAACTTCAAACTGCATTAAAAGAAATTTACAGAGTATCAAATAGATATATTTTATTAATTGAATATTTTGCACCTGAAGAACAAGGTAAAAGATATAAGAATTTTCTTTACAGAGAAGGAGTTTGGTTACGTCCCTATGGTGATATTTTTAAAAAATTTGATGTAAATTTAATAAAATCTGGTAAAATTTCAGATTTAGGAGATGATGGTTGGGGGTTTTCTAAATGCCATTATTGGGTTTTTGAAAAAAATAGTTAAAAAATACGTCGAAATTAAACCTTTTTTATACAATAATAATTATCATTTTTTATTATTTGTATCGCTTTTTATCTTACCTTTGTTTCGGCTTAGTTTAATAGATGAAACACTCAAAAAATTATAAGAATTAATCAGGATGCTGCAAGCGGTAACGCCCAGACTTCAACTTCATTTGTTGAACTAAGCCATCCTGATTTTTTAATTCAATATTTATGAGACAAACTGAAAAATTTACAGCACCTGAAAAATATGATGCACATAAAGCTACATTAAATATAATACCCAAACGTGGTTGTATTAAGCATCATTGGAGTTATAAACCAGAACATTGGACTGATGTGATAATGTTAACACCAGATGAACATTATAAGATACATAGACTTACAAGATATGATAAAAAAAGTATGATGTATAAAACAAAAAATGGTATTTTACTGGATACCAAAGAAAAATATTTAGAATTTTATGAATTTATAAAAATATCTATTAATGAATTTCCATCAATAACAAAACATTATTTAGTTACATTTATTTCATCAATTAAAATATATGAAGTTTACTTTCATTGTGAAAATTTGCAGACAGTCAAATATGAAGCAAATGAATATAAACACCAAAACGATATAAGAGGTCTGATAAAAATTAAAAGAACAGATGAATGATATTTCTTATAAATGAAATTTTATGCTAAAATTAACACTTTTTATATCGTCTATATACAACCCAAGTATATATAAAACTAATTTATACTAATTATAAATATTACTTATTAATACTCAATGACTTACCTTATTTAGAATCATTATTTTTTAGCCTAAAAAGTAACCACATTCCAGAAATCCGTTGTATCTTTACTTCATCAAACAACAACAAACCTTAATACTGAAAACAATGAAAACAATGACAATCAATGAAGCTCTGACATTCAGCAAGACCCCCTACATACACAATGTAAAAGAAGTAGCCTTAACAATTACCCATGCTCTTATCACTCTGGCTATTATAGCAATGGTCATTTATTCTGTAATCATTTTATAAATTAACACGGCTGAGTCCGGCGACTCAGGATGATAGCCCTGAAAGGATCGACACCTTTGCAGCCACAAACCTTCAAATCCTAATTATTAACAACTTAAAAATCAAAACAATGGAAACACAAATCGAAATCTATGCTGTTTGTTCATCAAAGAAATCAGAACAGGTTGTAAAATTTATCAAATTATCAATCGATGAACTATCAAGATACTGTTCAAAAAGATATGCAAAGAGTATCATATCCTGTTATGAAAACGGAGGCCTTTGGGGTCTTTATTTCACGGAAACAGGAAAATTAAGAGCAACTTTTATTTAATTTTATAAATTACACTATCCTTGTACTTGTAACGGTTAACCGAAGAGCTGAGAACAGCGAAACCCCGCAAGGGGTCTTAATCTAAACCCTAATTATTAACTTAAAAACTAAAAATCATGGAAACCTGGACAATTAAAATTAAATTTCACGAAAGAAGTGAAGACTGGTTTACAGTAGAAGGTTATCAGGGAGCTGGTAATTACAAAATAAATCGTCTCAATGAAACAAAAGGACATCTTTATTATGTTCGTGCATCTCAAACAGGCTGGAAATATTTAGCTACTCGCACGACAGAAGGAACGCACGAATATAAAGGTGAATTAAATTGATTAACTGATGAGGCCGAAACCCCGCACGGGGTCTTAATCTAAATTATTAACTAAAAAACTAATAAAATGAAAACAACTACTGAAAAAAAAAGTACATCAATTAGCGATTTACCGTGGATTAATTTATGGAGATCACATTTACATTCCTCAGATAATCTGGTACTTATAGATTTACGTTTTGATTTCGTGATTAACAGTTAATTGACGAGGCCGAAACCCCGCGAGGGATCTTAATCTAAACAAAATGAAAAAAGTAATTGATGGTGATATAATGAAATGCCTTGAAACATTTGATGAAAGTCAAACAAATCAAATACTTGATAAATTCCGTTTAATTGGACAATGGGAAGAGGTATTATTAGATAATGACGGTGATGTAATTTTATATAAATATGAGTAAAAAAATAGAATTAACCGGAAAACAACGTAAATCTTTAAATAAATTATGGTGGATATATGGGAATGACGGCACTAAATCAACGCTTTGGAATCATAAACTCATTCAAGGATTTATTGAATATAATGAAGATAGGCGAGATGATTATATGAATGTGAATTTAAGATTACGAAAAAAATACGGTAGAAGTGGAGAATTATTGGACGGAATTACCGATGAATGTTTGAATGATATAAGCAAAATAATTGATTAAATGAAATCCTATACAGCAACATATAAAACCTCTAATCAGATTCTCGAATATATTTTTGAAGCTGAAAACATTCAAGAGGCGAAATATGAAGCTAACAGATATAAGCACGAACACGAAATTCACGCCCGTATGAAAGTCCGGCGAACTAAAAAATAAATTATGGAAGCAAAAGAATTACAAAAAATCTTGGATGACCATAAAAAATGGTTAAATAATAAAGGTGACAAAAGAGCTGATTTGCAGGGAGCTGATTTGCAGGGAGTTGATTTGCGGGGAGCTGATTTGCGGGGAGTTTTTTTGCAGGGAGCTAATTTGCGGGGAGCTGATTTGCGGGGAGCTTATTTGCAGGGAGCTTATTTGCAGGGAGCTTATTTGCAGGGAGTTTTTTTGCAGGGAGCTGATTTGCAGGGAGCTGATTTGCAGGGAGTTGATTTGGAGAGAGCTTTTTTGCAGGGAGCTTATTTGCGGGGAGCTGATTTGCAGGGAGTTTTTTTGCAGGGAGCTAATTTGCGGGGAACTGATTTGCGGGGAGTTGATTTGCGGGGAGCTGATTTGCCAGATTTCCAAATTCCTGAAGGATATTTAATTGTTTGGAAGCAAGGATTAAGGAATACTTTGATAAAATTAGCAATACCAATAGAAGCAAAACGAACGGCAAATTTAAAAAATCGTAAATGTCGGGCTGAATTTGCAGATGTTTTGGAAATATTCGACCAAAATGATAATAATATTCAAGAAACAAAAAACTGGAATATTGATTATGAATTGATCTATAAAGTTGGTGAACGTATATATCCTGATAAATATGATGATGACATTCGTTTAGATTGCACTTCGGGAATTCATTTTTTCTTAACCAAACAAGAGGCACAAAATTTATAATAATGGCCGAATGGTATGATAAAATAGATTCAAATCCTGCAAATTTCCATACCTGCACGTGTGGATATGATTTTGCGAGATACGAATCAGGTCAGGAATGTCCTGACTGCGGACAAATTCTAAAATACTGAAAATATGTGTAACTTTTTATCAGCTATCGGAATGAAAAACGGTGATGTAATTTGCATCCCTTCCGAAACAAGTCACGAACTTTTAATAAGTTTTGGGAAATTAAAAGACGATACCGTCCGAAATTGGGTGCGTATTGAATTTATCCCTGAAAAAATTAATAATATTTCGACTTATAAATTAACAGTCGATGATTCTCAATTTGACTGGATAACTGATAATCTAAAAGAAAAATGGCAGCGGAAATTAATTGCTATTTTGAAACGAATTATTATCACTGAGAATAAAGATTATTTGCCTGTTGGAGAATATATTTTATCAGGTGAAATAATTATTCAGAATGCTGGTTATGCGACGATAATAGATGCAGGGTCTTGCACTATTCAGGATGCATGGTATTGCACTATTCAGGATGCAGGGTCTTGCACTATTCAGAATGCACGGTCTTGCACTATTCAGGATGCACGGTCTTGCACTATTCAGGATGCATGGTCTTGCACTATTCAGAATGCACGGTCTTGCACTATTCAG